GAAACAACTGTTAACTTACGTGACGATGCCACTGGCATGGTTGCTAAGTTGGTAGCTGAACAAATTCAAAAGCAATTTGACTTTTTAGAAATGAGTTCAGCTGCAACAGCAGGTGATTATAAATTTGGTATGCGTTATGAAGTACTAGACGGTGGCAACGGTAACGTTGAGCCCGTAGTATTAGAAACATGGGACTTGGAAGGATGTCAACTTAGTCAAGCTGACTGGGGCGACATGAACTATGGCACCAGTGAAGCAGCTCAAGTGGCTCTAACTATCCGCTTTGACAATGCAGCACTAACACCGCTAAGTCCAGCAACAAACATCCCACACCAACCATTTGGTAAGGGCACTACGACTGTAGTTTAATATCTACATGACTAACTAAAAAGCTCGGTTTATCCGAGCTTTTTTTTGCCATAAATAAGTGTATGGCTAATGGCACAATAATACACTCAGATAAAATGTTTGATCGCAACCATGCATCACGCATATTTGTAGCTAACAATCACGGACTTAGTCCTAAGTACGGTTGGCTATTTCACGTTGCATTTGATATTAATAAAGAAATCTCGAGAGTTAGTAACGACGATTTGTTACGCATGGGATTTGTTGTTAAAAGTGCAGGCCTGCCTAAATTTACCGTTGACACTAAAACGCTTAACGCATACAACCGTGTTGACATTGTGCAAACTAAGGTAAAGTACGATAGCCTTACAATTAAGTTTCATGACGATAACTTGGATGTTATTAGAAATTTCTGGTACGACTACTACAGTTACTATTACCGAGATGCAGACTGGAATGAAAACATATACCAGGCAGCAAGCAAATATAACGAACGACAAAACCAATCTTGGGGCTATGCACCTAGACAGTACCCCGCTAGCAGCCCTGCAACGCAGCAATACCTAAGTGCAATTAGAATCTATAGTTTGCATAATAAGAGATTTGCAGAATACACAATCATTAATCCTATTATTACAAGTTTTCAACATGGCGAGCATTCGCAAGGTGGCGACAGCGGCACACTAGAAAACACAATGACTATACAGTACCAAGCTGTTAAGTACCAATATGGTGACGTGTCTGAAGATACTGTAACAGGCTTTGCGATGTTGCAATACGACACACGTCCAAGTCCGTTGGGCACCACAACATCTCGTGACACAACAATTCATGATCTAAGTGAGGGCGCAAGCGGATTGCCAGGATTGTTAAACAACTTTAAGAATCTTAAAGGTAGCGCAATATTGGGCGGCGCATTGAGTGTAGCAGGCAGCAGTTTAATTAGTAGTGCATTAAATGGCGGGCTGTCTGGACTAGGCGGAAAAATCACAGCAGCAGCAGGCGCAACAGCTGATAAGTTAAAAGCTGGAGCATCTAAGTTAGGCAGCGCCTTAGGTATATCGCAAGATGGTTTACCGAATGACTCACAGAAAATTATTAGTGTTGTTGACGTACAAGATCGAATCGACACACTAAACGTTCGCATTGCTGGCAACCAACAAATGTTGACGAATTTAGAAGATGAAATGACTAATTCGTTAAATGAAGCCGAGCAACTTCAGGCACAGATTGAGGCAGACAACGAACAATTGTTAAATCCTGATTTGTCAAGCGAAGACTTGTCTGCCCTGCAACAGTTAATTGACGACAATGAAGCCAAGTTAACTAGTGTTATGAGTTTACTCGACGATTACGAATCTGCTATTAACCAATTATCTGGCGATATCTCCGATGATGAGTATGAAGTAGAACGCTTGCAAAAAGCAAAAAACCCAAGCGGAAATTCTGAAGCAGACGGTGGCGCAGGAGCCAACAGTACTACACAATCATATGATGATGGTAGTAGCATTACTACTAACCCTGACGGTAGTACAACAACAGTTGACTCTGAAGGTAACATATATACAACGCCACAGGCAAACCCAGTTGATAATCCAAATGCGTCGTCGAATCAAAAGATCCCCGTGTTTAAATTGTCAGAAACAAGTAACCCAAGTAATTTTAGACCGTAATCAAAGGATACAATATGGCAGTAGTTAACAAATTTGATTTAAGTTCTTTAAAAAATAATCCTAGTAACGTGCAGGCAGTTGACTTGCAGACGATAATTGGGGACGGGACAAAATTCTTTAACAATTATTTTAATAAACCGATATCTATTAGTACTGCAAAGGATGACGCAATCGTTGCTTACTTTGAGGGTGTGACTAGGGACAATCACAGTGCAATGGTGCTAGCAAGTGCAGTAATATACACAAGTGCGTCATTAGGTGTGGACCCAATGACCGTGTTAGACGAATTTAAAAAATTGGACAAAGGGGTACTTAATTCATACCTGTGCCAACTATTAAATTTAAATCGAGTTGGCACAAGCCTACTAGGTGTTAAATTAAAAACCCCACGAAACAAATACGTATCTAGAACTATAATTCAATGAGTAAGTACGCTAACGGCAAGTATCAAATTAGGCATCCTGAAAAATACATAGGTAATAAAACTCCTACGTACCGCTCAGGGTGGGAACACACCTTTATGACGTTCTGTGATAATAACCCAAACATTCTACAATGGGCAAGTGAAGCAATTCATATTAACTATCGCAACCCGTTTACAGGTAAGCCTACTATATATGTTCCGGACTTTATGATCATATACAACGATGCTACTGGACAAAAACATGCCGAAGTCATTGAAGTTAAGCCAACTAAAGAAACAACATTAGAAGCAGCTGGCCGCAGCCCTAGAGCTCAGGCGGCTGCAATACTAAACGCCGCAAAGTGGGAAGCGGCAAGAGCTTGGTGCAAAGCACAGGGCTTAAAATTTCGAATTATTACCGAAAACGAAATCTTCCATCAGGGCAAAAAATAATAGCTTTTTGCTCGTAATTGCTATATAATACTTTTTTAGGAGAATCTCAATGAGAAAAATTATCGCCATTCTTATGGCCACATTTGCCTTGGCTGCAACGGCCAAAGAAAACATTACAATCTTTTATGCTTGGGGCCCAGGCGACTCAGTAGCTAACTACCATCGTACTATTGCAAACGAAGCAAACAAGATTCAAGACAAGTACAATTTTGTATTTGACACAAAGCCAGGCGCTGGTGGTGCTATTGCATCTAATCATGTACTAAACACACCAAGTAGCATTCTGGCACACAGCACAGCGTTCTTTGTTCGCCCCGTTGTTTATCCAAACGAAAGTTATGATCTAAGCAAGTTCAAGGAACAGTATGTTCACTGCATGGCACCAATGGCAGTAACAAGCACTAAGTACAAATCTGTTAAAGATGTTCCTGCAAATGCAAGCGTTGGTATTAGTGGCTTGGGTGTAACTACTCACTTGGCTGCAATTGAATTGCAAAAGAAGTACCCACAGTTAAACATTGTTCCGTTTAAGTCTACAAACGATTCTATGTTAAGCATGGTATCGGGACAAACAGACTTACACATTGGCTTTATCTCTGAAGCAGAACAATGGAGCAAGGACAATGCTCACAGCGACCGCAAAGTAACAGTTCTTGGTATCACAGGTACTAAAGTTGTTAACGGTTACACTCCTCTAGTTAAGCAAGGGTTTGACAAGAGCTTTGCGGACATGAACGTTGGACACCACATGTTAGTTCCTACTACAGTGAGCGAAGAACAACGTAAAGAAATTCATGCAATTATGGCCAAGGCCGCACAAACACCAGCAGTTCGTGCCGCTTATGCAGTTGATTATTGTGAACCACAAACTGTTCCGGCAACTGGTTTAGATAAGTTCTTTGACTTCCACACCAACTACTGGAAAAAGCTAGCAAGCCAAGTAAAGGTAAACTAACATGAAACGACTACTAATGATTGCATTAGTGGTTGCAAGCTCTTTGGTTTCGGCCAAAGAGCTTATCACGTTGGAAGTGGGTCACGGACCCTCCCAACCAAATGCAGCCGCATATATTCGTACTTTAGAGACTGCAAACTCTATGCAAAACAAATACGAGTTTGTAGTTGAATTTAAGCCTGGCGCCAATGGCGCACTAGCACTAAAGACAATGGACCTTGCTCCACAGTCACGTATTGCTACAGTAGCACCTGCGTTTGTTGAAAATGCTAAATCGGGGTTACTCAACGAAGCTGACTACGTACCAATATCGTCACAAGGCGAAGCATGTTGGGCAGTAATCACAAACTTCGGTGACACTAAGCGCGGTGTTGACAGTATGCGAGGTAAAAAGCGTGTAGTAGTTGGCGGTACAGGATACGGCAATGCAGCCCACATTACATCAATTATACTTGGCGAGAAATACGGGTTTGAAGTGCAGTATATTGTGTACAAATCAAACCTTGACGGACTAGTTGCAATGGCAGGCAACAACGGCCCTGACATGGTACTCGAACGTCCGCAGAACTACAAAACGTTTAAAGACAAAAATCCCAACTTACAAATATTAGGGATTAACTGTAATAAGCGAAGTGCGTTAATGCCGGAAATTAAAACCCTTAAAGAACAAGGGGTTAATACGCCAACTATCTTCTTTGCTATTGTTGCAAACGTTAAAATGCCCGAAGCAAAGCGTAACGAAATTGGTAAAATTCTACAAGATGCCCAGGCAAAAATTGGTAGCGAGTACTTCTTAGATGTAGCAGATATGTTTGCCCCACAATTCAACAAACCTCCAGTAAGTGTTGATGAGTTCTTTACAAAACGTGTAAGCCAAATGCACTACCTAACAACGAAATACAAAGACCAAATCGACCAATCTAGAAGATAAATAACTTAGCAACGCCAGTGCAATGCTGACGTCAGTGTAAATTCGACGCTTTGAGTAATGATACTCATTTACTATTGTGATACATTAGAACGCCGAACTGTATGCAGAATCGTCTGCTAGCTAGACAGTAAAATACTTTTGCAAAAGGAAATTTTAAAATGAAAAATATTAAATGGGTAATCGCACACGAACCTATCGGTTTGTTCTTGAAAGTAGCTGAAGACTTTGCAGCTAAAGTTAACGCCAAAGCCAAAGGCAAGTACCATATTGAAGTACTAAGCCTAACTGACTACTCTAACAAGTACAATGATGGCAAGCGTGTAACTAAAAATGATCTAATGGATCTAATTAACAGTGGCGCAATTGAAATGTCGCACATCTACACAACATGGTTGGCAGATTACAACAAGGACCTACACGCTCTTGACTTGCCATTCTTGTTTAAGGATCACGACCACGCAACTCGCGTACTAG